TCCCAGAATATTGCTAAAGCACAGGACATACCAATTAAAGGCCGCCATGCTCTTTGCAAAAACCCGCTTATGCCTCCCGCTTGGCTATTTGCATCTGCCAAGTTAATAGACATTTGTTTTTCTTTTAGTTTTGCCTCTATCTCAGCAAATCTATTTTTTAGTTGTAGTTTTTCTTCGTCACTGGTGTGTAAGTCATCAATTACGCCAGCAACAGCCTTTATAGTTCCACCACTTAATAATTTTCCTAAAACCATTTTTAAGTCTCCTCAATCATTTTTGCAAGTGGCTCATATCTTGATGTTAAAGTTCTGTATAGTTTGGAGTCTCTTAACTCTGCCGCCATACCTACCCAGTCGCCCTCTTGCATCTTTGCTCTCATGTTTTTAAACATAAATAATCTTGGCTCTCCAATATTATAAGCTGTCTCAATAATTATTTCTTTTATGTGTTCTGGTACTTGGCAATCGCCTATGTATCTATCAGCGGCGTGTAAATACACAGTAAAGTCTTTTTCAAACTGTTGTTCTAGTACCTCTGTTGAATAATCTACATTTGGTTGATATGGGTCTCCATCTACGCATTTGTGACCATAACCAATAGTCATAAAATCCTCTTGGATATCTTGGCCATCAGCACCTTTGTATTTAAGGAAATACCCTCTATTCGAGAATCCCTCTGATGCTTTAATTTTCTTTTTAACTGATTCGTACATTAGCCTATAATTCGTAAAACAAAGGCAATAAACTGGGTCGCAACCATAAAGCCTATTGTCCAAAGCACATAATTTAGTTTTCTAACTTCTTTTTGTAAGTGATGTATATGATTCGTTTCTAACAATTCTATTTTGTTATAAATATTTATAATATGTTCTTTTGTTGTCTTTGGTAGTATTTTTGTCATAATTTAAACTCTAGTCCTATTACAATCCCATAATTACCTGACATTTCATAAGCTGGTGCAATAAAAAATTTATCTTTTTTGTATCGTACCATTGGCAAAATATCTCCACCTGAATATCCTGTAACTACTCCATATTCAATATTTTTATATTTCTTTCCGTAAAAAAGACTAACATTTTTTTCACTGTTGTAAAACCCCCCATAAATAGTTTGATCTTGCGTGCATCTTATTTGAGGGTGGTAAGGGTTATAGTTATTCTCTAAACCAAGATGTAGGCTCACAGCAAATAATAAACTTAGACAACTCATGTATTTTCAATTTTTAATCCCTTGCATTCAAATTTAATAACTAATTTTTCTTGCTCGATATAATCTTTTTCATATTCTTCCATTTTTTCTAAACTACGAAAACTATTATAAGCCTGATTATATCCAGCAATTACACAGTCATAATGATTGTTAAATTGATAACCAGATATTGTATTAGAGGGACACTCGCCACTGGCCATACTGCACATATATAAAATTAAAATATATTTCATTTGATGCTTTCATGTGGAGACCCGTATTGATTAAAGTAATACTCAAAACAACTGGTATATTTAGTTTTATCGCACTGTGCTGGTTTGAATGATATGGCACAGCTATTTAATAAAAGTAATAATATCAAATATCTCATTTCATACTATTTAACGGATTTTCTAAAGCATTACGAATTTTCTTATCTGTCTTTTCTTCTAAATCCGTCATTTCTTGTTTTAGTTCGTTAATAGTTTCTTTTAAGTCTTTTGCGTTTTCTCTGCTATCTTCTTTTACTCTTTGCTCTACATCTTCCACAATAGTTTCAATTCTTCTTACATCTGCTTTTAAATCGTTTTTTAGTTCCTTTGCAACATCAGCTACTAAAGAAACCTCCTCTAATATTATTGATATCTCTGATTGCAACATATCTACCTCAGTATTTACAACCTCTAATTTTTTATCAAAGCCAGATAGATCAGGGCTTACAAAACTGTTTATTTTGGCCTCCATGTCTAAATATCTTTGGTATGCCTCAAACCCACCCCATAAAACACCAATAAATGAACTTAAAATAGTGATTATGAGAAAAACCCTACCGCCCTTAAATTTTACACCACCGATATCTATTTCTGTTTGTTGTTTTGCCATTACTTACCTTGTCCTCTATATTTCTTTGAAAACCCTCGTCTTTTATCCTTATTCATTTTTTGTTTACTAGGATTTCTACCAATACTTGTTTTGTGATAAACCGATTCGTGAGCCTCGTAGTTTTTAAACTTTTTCGCCATTATTTATACTGACTATCAATAATTTCATTCATTAATCCATCACTCCCTACAAATAAAAAGTACCCAGCCATATCATTATCAGAAATTACGGCATCTGGCAAAGTAACATCTGTAAAAAAATCTACCCTGTCATTTAACTGTTGTTGGCTATCAAAAAATGTTTTAGTGTTTCCCAATACTTGCATAACAACAAGAGTTTTTATTTGACTACTTTCATCATATCTTTTTTTATCATCAATCTTTTTCAAAACTTTTTTAGCGGCCTTTTCTTTAGATGATTGTTTTTTCTCTGCTGTCTTGGCTTTTTCGGTTTTCTTTGTCTCTTGTTGTGGCTCTTCTTTCTTTTCTTCTTTTATTTTTTCAACTACTTTGCTTTGCTCTTCTTTGGATTCCTCGTCTGCTTGCGTCTCTTGTTTTTCCTCTTTTGCCTCTGAGGTTTGTTCGTTGGTTTCTTCCACATCGTTCTCGGATTGGTTACTTTCTGTTTGGTCTGGCTCTTGTGTTGATTCTGTGTTTGTTTCTGTACTCTCTTCTCCACCCACATCTGTATCAGCAACTATTTCAGGCTCTACACTAACCTCTAAATCTAATTCCATTTCTAACTCCATTTCGATCTCTGTCTCTACTTGGACGACATCAACCTGAACCTCTGTGTTTGTTACTTCAATGCTAGCAACTTGTATTTCCTCTATTTCTATTTCTGCAATTTCTATCTCTACTGATTCGTAAGTAATCTCTTCAACCTCAATAGGCTCAAACTCCATACCAACATCAGTTTCAACGGGTGCGTTTACCTCAAATATATCTTCAACAACATCGAGTACCTCTTCGGGTGCATCAGTATTAAGAGCAACAAACATTTCAACGCTTGTTATGGTTTGTTCCACAATAGTATTTACAACATTGTATAAAACATTAACCTGAACATCATCGAACATAACGCCAACAGCCAAATTTATATCTCTACCACCAACCTCAATAATGACAGATGTAAGGCTACCTGAAAAATCAAAACCCCCTGAATATTGCCCAAATTGACTGTTTGTTCCACTAGCACTTAAAATATCTGTACCAGTAAATACATTTGTTTTTCCGTTTCTTCCTGTAATGTGCATATAGATTGAGTCTTGTGCATCAGGTTTAAAAACCTTTATTGAGTAATTAGTTTCGCCACCTTTAGTAATATTAAGATTAGAAATATCGACAGTATTTATAAATGTCGTTCCCATGTTGGCAACACCCATAGAACTGGTTGAGTTTCCGCTACCCGTAATCATAGCACATTTATCAGTGCCTAATTGACCACAAGTAGAACCTGATGGCATAGACGCTGAACCCTGTCCTCCCCAATCTATGTCCATATCTCCCTCTTTTGAACTAACGACATAATCATTAGAGCCGTCTAATACATCGGTGGAGTCTTCATTAGTAACAGTAGTTGTAGTGGTATTGGTGGTTGTTTCAGTAGTTATTGTGTAACCAGATGATTCGTATTCAATAGTTTCAATAGAACTTTCCTCAATGATTTGCTCGATAGTAGGCGTGCAAAGTCCCACAGTATCAGTATTGCAATCAACAGCTTTGCTATAAAAGGGGTAAAAGCATAAAACTAGCAACAGTAAAAAATAATTTCCAGCTCGAGTGACCATCTTTTTTTCTTTCTTCTTTTATTTTAAGTTTTTCTACCTCTTTCATACTAGCAAAAATTAAACTACCTTTTGGAATTTTATCTTTGTTTTCTTCCCACCCTTTTTTAGCATCTTCGCCAATACTTGCATTGTATGGGCAATAAGTACCAGCATTCCACATCGCATCAAAGACTCTAGAGTCTGCACATAATGTTGAGATTGCCGCTACTTTCATGCCCATAGCATAGAGAGATCGAGAGAGTTTAAGTCTTTCACAGTTTTCATCACGCACAGTCATACCAGAACTAATTCCAAGTATCTGGGTCTGAAC